CTACAATCATTTACTTCAGAATTCCAAAACTACTCGGAGGATACGAGGAGGAAAGAGCAAAAGTATATCTAAGCTACGAAAAGACGATGATGATACTCAATAGATACTAAAATAAAAAAAGCCAAGACACTCTCTGTCTCAGCTATAATCTCAATAATATTATTATATCACAAAAAGGAGATAGAGAGTGAACAAGGCTAAAGAGTTACTTGATGAACTACATAATTTGGATGAAGAGATACAGAATCGAATAGACGAGCTTGCTAATCTTGAAGCTAGTTTACTTTCTAGCCCTAAAATGAGCATGAATAAGGTTCAAGGTGGTCAGAAGGTTCGATTAGATGAACGTTACATCGATATTTTTAGCATGCAAGATTCCTTGAAAGAGTACATGAAGCAAGCAACTGCTGAAGCTATCCAGCGCAGAATTGAGCTCAGTAAATTGATTGATAAAATACCTAAGCCTGCAAGTCGAACAATTTTAAGGATGGTGTATATTCAGAAAGCAAGCGTGTATGATATGATTGAATTTTTACAATGCAGCAAGACTACTTTCTACAAAAAGAAGAAAGATGCAATCCGTGAATTGGGTGTTGTAGTTGATAAAAGCGAACTAATGCGAACTAATGTGAACTAGGTTGAAGCGCACTGGTCTAACAATCGTGCTATTATAGTATCATCAAGAATTAAAGCAAAGGCACCTTAGGCAAAATCCTAGAAAAGCTTCTGAAAAACTGCTGGCTTGGGTTACCAGTGGCGATAGAGTAGGATGTTTCAATATCGCAAAAAAAGGCTACAAAAAAATAAAAAAAGAAAAGGTAAGAATATAATATCGATTCTAGTCGAGGTCAGTAGTCGCCTTGCAAAAAGGTCACACATTGTGTGGCCTTTTTGATTTACAAAACGGACAAATAGGAGGTAATAGGTTGGGCAGAGCACGAGACCCGAACCGAGATAAAGCTTTTGAAATTTATAAGCAGAATAACGGAAACATCACTAACCGCAATATTGGCGACATGTTGGGCGTGCCTGAAAAAACTATCTCAGTTTGGAAATTAAGAGATAAATGGAGTAATTGTAGTACTTCAAAAGATGAATGTAGTACTTCAAAAAGGAAACGGGGAGCGCCGAAAGGCAATAAGAATAGCAAAGGCGGAAGTATAGGTAACCAAAACGCCCTCAAACATGGGCTGTTTGCTAAGTATCTCCCTCAAGAGATATATGAGATAGCACAAGAGCTTTCAGAAAAACAGCCTATTGACATCCTATGGGAAAACATCACGCTGACTTATGCTAATCTGCTACACGCTCAGCGTATCTTGTATGTGCAAGATGTTCATGATACTACTACCATGCTTATTGCCAGTACAGCTAAAGGCAGTGAAAGCTATGAGGTTCACACGGCATGGGACAAGCAAGGAAAAGCGATGGCTGCAATAGCAAGAGCACAGGCTGAACTCAGAAGTATGATAAAAACCTATGATGAGCTTACGCAATCCCCTCTTGCGACCGAGGAACAAAGACAACGGATTGAATTGCTCAAAATCAAGATCGAGAGCAATCAAGGTTCCAAGTCCGATACATCTCTTATGGAGTCTTTGCTTGATGCAGTGAAGGGCGGTGACGAGGTTGAAGATTAAGTTTTCAAATAAACAACTCAAAATCATTCGCAGGCCATTCAACTATGAGCTTGAAGTCAACGAGGGCACACCTCGAAGCGGTAAGACAACCGCTGGTCATTTTAGATATGCCAGGTACTTGATTGAGTCACAAGATGAGAACCATTTGATAGCTGCATACAACCAAGAACAAGCCTACCGCCTTTTTATTGACGGTGACGGAACGGGGCTAATGCACATCTTCGATGGTAATTGCAAAATCAAACACGATGAGCACGGAGACCACCTCTTAATCGATACACCAAACGGCACTAAGCGAGTTTACTATAAAGGGGGCGGTAAAGCAAATAGTGTAGGTGCTATCACTGGTATGTCTTTAGGTTCAGTCGTCTTTTGTGAAATCAATCTGCTGAACATGGATTTTATCCAGGAAGCATTCAGACGGACGTGGGCTGCTAAGCTCAGATATCATCTAGCTGATCTAAACCCTCCAGCACCTCAGCATCCTGTTATTAAGGATGTATTTGACGTTCAAAACACACGCTGGACGCATTGGACTATGGATGACAATCCGATTCTATCTGAAGAGCGTAAGCAGTCTATTATTCAAGCCTTAAAGAAAAATCCTTATCTCTACAAGAGAGACGTGCTCGGTCAACGTGTAATGCCTCAGGGCGTTATATACGGCTTATTTGACCTCGAGAAGAACATTAAGGATAGTTTGGTAGGCGAACCTACGGAAATGTATTTCAACGGTGATGGAGGGCAATCTGATGCCACATCGATGTCTTGTAATATCGTTACTAGACATCGAGAGGATGGCAAAACCTTTTTCAGACTTAACCGTGTAGCTCATTATTACCATAGCGGAGCTGAGACTGGTCAAGTCAAAGCCATGTCTACTTATGCGGTCGAGCTTCGAGCGTTCATTCAGTGGTGTGTTAGCAAGTATCAAATGCGCTATACCGATGTCTGGATTGACCCAGCGTGTAGATCCTTGAGAGAGGAATTGCACAAGCTAGGCATTCAGACGAGAGGTGCTTTGAACAACGCTCACGATGTCAGCAGCAAGGCGAAGGGTATCGAGGTTGGGATTGAGCGTGGTCAAAACCTTATCTCTTCAGGGCAGTTCTTGCTTATTAATCACTCTGAGGAAGAGTATGACCATTACTATTTCTTGAAAGAGATTGGTCTTTATAGTCGTGACGATAACGGAAGGCCCATTGATAAAGACAACCACGCAATGGACGAATTCAGATATAGTGTCAATGTCTTTTACAAGAAATACGCTAATTTTTAACAGGAGCATATCAAAGAATGGGAATTATACAAACCATTAAAAATCTAATAAAAAGGAGTCAATACAGAATGACGACAGAAAGTCTGGCAAGTATCACAGACCATCCTAAAATTGCAATAACAGGTGCAGAGTATCGACGTATCAACGATAACCTACTGTATTATCAAAGCAACGCTGGAACGGTTACTTACATAAATACAGACGGCATGACGAGACAGAGAGCAAGGACTGTTTTGCCAATTGCTCGGACCGCTGCCAAGAAGATTGCTAGTCTGGTCTTTAATGAGCAAGCCTCGATTAAATTGGACGATAAAGAAGCAAACACATTCATTCAAGAAACATTGAAGAATGATCGCTTTAACAAGAATTTTGAAAGATATCTTGAAAGTTGCTTGGCACTGGGCGGTCTTGCTATGAGGCCTTATGTTGCCGGTGGACGAGTGCGAGTGTCATTCGTGCAAGCGCCTGTATTTTTGCCTTTGCAGTCTAACACCCAGGACGTTTCAAGCGCTGCTATTGTTACTAAGACGATTAAGACGTCAGGTCAGAAGAACATTTACTACACTTTGATTGAGTTTCACGAATGGGCGAAAGATGGGAAATACATCATTTCAAACGAGCTATACAGGTCTGAAAGCTCTGAACAAGTAGGTGGACGTGTACCCCTTGCTGAAGTCTACGAGGATCTAGAAGAACAAGTTGAACTTGACGGTCTAACAAGACCGCTTTTTTCTTACCTAAAACCTCCTGGAATGAACAACAAGGACATCAATTCGCCTTTAGGCTTGTCTATCTTCGATAATGCCAAGAGTACGATTGATTTCATTAACACCACCTATGACGAGTTTAAGTGGGAAGTCAAAATGGGCCAACGTCGAGTGGCAGTTCCTGAAAACCTTACAGAGACTCGAGTAGTTAATAAAGACGGAGACGTCCAGCTTGTCAAGCGCTTTGATACAGAGCAGAACGTCTACTTACGCTTATCCACTAATGACATGGATGGAGGAAGCATCACAGACCTAACAACTGCAATCCGAGCAGATGATTACATCAAGACCATTAACGAAGGCTTGAGTCTATTTGAGATGCTTCTAGGTGTATCCGCTGGGATGTTTACATTTGACGGTCAGAGCTTGAAGACTGCGACAGAGGTTGTTTCTGAAAACTCTGATACTTATCAAATGAGAAACAGCATTGTCAGTCTGGTCGAGCAATCCTTGAAAGAATTGATTATCTCAATTTGTGAGCTTGGCAGTCTTTATGGATTGTATAGCGGTCAAATTCCTCAGATGGAGAAGATTGCAATCAATCTGGACGACGGAGTCTTTACTGACAAGAACAATGAGCTTGACTATTGGACCAAGGCTTTGGCCAGTGGCATTGTCAGCAAGGCTCACGCTATCCAAAAGGCATTCAATATGTCAGAAGCTGATGCTAAGAATATGATTCAAGCAATCAACCAAGAAACAATAGATACTGCCAACAGTCAGCGAAGTCAACAAGACATTGATATTTACGGGGAGTGATTAAATGAACCTAATTTCAAGGATTTTCTGGTTAGCTCCAAACCCTGCCAAGTTATTTATGAAAAGCTCAAGACCAAGGCTAGAGAGGATGCTAAATGAAAGGAAACAAGAGACCGCCGATACAATTCAATGACGAGCAACTGCTGCTTCAAGCGAGCAATGTCGCAGACATCTATCATCAGTTAGCCTTGGATTTGTTTGACAACGTGGTTGAACGTGTGACGGAACGTGGCACGGTTTATCTTGACAAACAACCTTATATCTGGCAACTCGAGAAGATGCAACAGATGCACATGCTGAACGAGGAAAACCTAAAGCTAATCTCTGAGCGTTCAGGTGTAGCTGAAGAACAACTGCGACACATTGTCGAGAATGAAGGCTTAAAACTCTACACAGACACGAAGCAACAGCTCATGGAAGATTTAGGCCGTGGATCATTAGGAGGTAATAATTACATTCAAGAAATTCTTGCTGATTATGCCAACCAAGCGATTGACGAGCTACACAATCTAACAAACACAACGCTTCCTAAAGCCGTTATCGGTGCTTATCAAGGCATCATTGAACAATCTGTCGCTAGAGTGGTCACTGGTCTTTCTACGGCAGATAAAGCCATCTCTGACACGGTCATGAAGTGGCAAGAGAAAGGTTTTCAAGGTTTTAAAGATAGCGCTGGGCGTAACTGGAAAATTGACAATTACGCACGGACAGTTATCAAGACGACAACCTATCGAACTTATCGAGAAATGCGAACGAGACCAGCTGAAGAGTTGGGTATTGATACCTTTTATTTTTCAAAGAAGGCGTCAGCTCGCAAGTCGTGTGCGCCTTTGCAACATGAGATAGTGACGACTGGCCGGGCTAGGGTCGAACATGGCGAGAAGATTTTAGCTTTGTCAGATTATGGTTACGGTCGGCCTGAAGGATGCCTTGGTATTAACTGCGGTCACATGCTGACACCGTTCATTCCTGGAGCCAATTACAAGCCTGATTTGGGCGAGGACGTGGCAGAGGTTACACCAGAGAAAGCAGAAGAAAATGCCAACGCAGAAGCTAAGCAGAGAGCTCTAGAACGGTCTATCAGAGCTAATAAGGAAAAGCTCCACGTCGCTGAGAAATTGGGCGATGATGACCTGATAAACAAGTACAAGAGCAAGATAGGCACTCAGAACGCTGCTTTGAAAGACTACGTTGATAAGCACCCATTCCTGAAACGGGATGAGGAAAGAGAAAGATATCGCTACAATGATGATGCAGTTCAAAAGTTATACAAAACTATTGACAAACGTTCCAAAAAGGAGTATTCTGAAATACTACAAAATTTAGGAAATAAAGCACCTAAATCTTATAGTGATTTTCGGGCTCTAAGTCGCTCTGAAAAAGACTCCTTGAGGCATGATAATAGGATTGTCAATTATTTCAAAGGGGACATTCAAGAGAAACTGTCTGACAAGCAGAAACAGCAGGCAGTGGAGGCTTACTTTAATTTCAAAAATGCTGGCATAACGTTTGGAGACCATGCAATAGCACGCTACATAGAACGTATGAGGCGTAAAGACGGCACGTTTGCTTATAATTATGAAACGGTAAAGACAGCCTTTTCTCTACCACCTAATTATGTATCAGAGCAGAATGGCAGACTTGCAAGATACTATAACGGTATCCTCTATATCACTGAGCCTGATACAGATATTGTAGTAACTATGATGAAACGTAAAAAACTGAAAGGATTTAAACCATTATGAAATACAGCCAACAAGTATTAGACATGCTAGAGCAAGCTGTCAATGGTCAGATTGATAATTTTTGGGATTTCTCCTTCAAGT